CCTTTGGCAGGTCCGTTTCAGGATTGCACCAGCGCTGGACATCCGGGACGACTGCCGGTTCATCTTCCAGCACATCCATTGCGTCCATAATCTGACACGCGCGGCATCTTACGCCGTTGTAATGTTCGCAGCCACAGCAATATGCCGCTTTGATGTTTGCAATGGCTTTTTCACGGTCGATAAATTCACTCATTTTTCAATCTCCCTCCTTGTCAGTTCGCTCGCCAGCAACCTTGCAGCTTCACGGGGGGCAGCGGTGATATCGGCCTGCGATCCTTCCCCCCATCACTTCACGGACGGGTTCACGCGCTCAACCAGCTCGCAGCCGGGCACTGCCGTGCCGGTCTTGAGCAGGGCCGCAATGGCCGTCTTGTTGGGTGCGCGGGTGGTCATCTCGGTCATGTACTCGGCAGGGATGGCAGCTTCATCAAGCACGCAGACGGCCTTACTGCGGCGAAAGCTCACCGCGCACCGGTCACTGCTGAAGTTCTGCCCACCCAGAGCATCGGTCAGATAGTGCTTGAGACTGTCGATCTTGCGCTTTGCGGCTGCCTTGCGGTCAGCAAAAGCCTTTTCCTGCGCTTCAAAGGCCGCAACATCGGCTTCGAGATTCTTTACCCAGCAGGCGATGTTGTCCACCTTCTCGGCCTTTGCCATGTTCAGCTCTTCCAGCCGGTCGATGTCCATAACCTCGCCGGTCTCCTGATCGATGCAGTCCAAAATCTGCGAGTTGATCTCATACAGGTTCATAGTGCTTTTTACCTCCATGCGTTCAGAGCACGAGAAACGGCCCTGAACAGCGTTTTGCGTTTTGCAGTCTTTGCCGATTTGCCCTAAAACCGCGTTCAGAGGGCACATCTTCCGGTCTGAGCGCATATGTAGCGGCTATTGCTTTTTCAACGGCCTTCTCCGGGCTGCGTCTGCCAGAAAATTCTTTGCATTTTCGGCTTCCTCTGCCGGGCGGCTTGCCATGAACGCCCGGTTGCGCGGGGCATTCGCCTTTTTTGCTTCATCCCTATCACGGGATATCCACCCGGATGCTGCAGCTTTCCAGTTCTTCATGGGATTCCGGCCCACCTTCCAGCCGTTGGATTCGTAATAGGCATGGAACCGAATAGCCTGCGCTTCCGTTCCGCCCTTCTCCGCAAAGTATTTTTTCACCGTTTCAACATCCGGCGGTGAAAACCTGCTTTTGGGGGTAGGGGGCAGCGCTTCAGCGCTACTACTCTCAGATACTTTAGTATCTGAGTAATTATTAGTTTTTAATTTTAGGGGGCTATCGGTTTCCGTGGGTTTCTCGGAAAACCCACGGGTTTTTATGGGTTCTTCTGCAATCCAATCGGTTTCAGCGGCTTTTCTAGGCCTGCCGCCTTTTCGACCATTTTGTCTATTCGCTAAAATAGAACGCCTGTACGTTTCAATATTTCCGTCAAGCGCTTCCCGCTGAGATTCAAATGCCACCTGCTCGATAGGCTCAAGGCCTTCCGGTTCGCTCCCGGTTTCCACATAGGCCCGCATAGCGTTCACGACATGACGGAACTCTGCATCGGGCAGAATGTCCAGTAACTTGAACGATGTGAACAGGATCAGCAGCCCTTTCGGGCGAGCCATTTCGATATCGTCCACCACAAACCACCTCCTTTCCGTTTTTGAAAACCCAATGGTTTTTGTAAAAACCGATGGGTTTTCTTGGGTTTTTACAGGTCAATGATCTTAACCTCGACCCCATAGCCGATAACGTTCCGGCACTGCTGTTTGATGCGGGGAATCGCAACAGCACTGCTTTTGAGGAACTTTTTCGTGCTGGGGGTGCAGGCCAGATACAGCGTAACGCCGTCCAGACTGGCCTTGGTTCCGCGCAGGTTGTCAGCAATGAACTTGTCACCGTAGACCTCAACACGGCGAATAACCTCTCCCCAGTTCGCAAAATCCTTGCCCGGATACTTCGTAGGGGTGGCTTCCGGTTCAGCCTGCGGGCTGTTCTTGCTCTTGAGTTCGTTCAGGGCATCCAGCATTGCCGTCATGCAGGAGCTGCACACATTGATCTCGTTCTGAAGCTCAACAAGGGCACTGTTCAGGCCCACCAGCTGGTCAATGGCCTTCTTCATGTCCTCGTTCTGCCGGTACAGGCGGCTGTCGATAGATTTCAGCAGGATGTAAACCCGGCTATCATCCGGGGTATCATTCGGTACATCCTCAAGCATGAAGTCGTATGCACCGTTGCGGATATTGACAACTGCCGACACGGAACGACCGATAATGGCTGCGACCTCTGCATCTGACAGGCCCTTACTAAGAAGAAGCTTTGCATTGCGCACCTCTTCCGGCATAATATTTCTTTTTGCTGTCATTTTTCTCTCCCTCATTTCTGCCGCTCAGAACGGCAAATCTTCATCATCGTCGATAACGGCAAAATCGTCCGTGCCGGTCTCAGCCGCCTGCTGGGCGCTCTGAGCGTTTCTAGCTTCGCTGGCATAACTTTCCGTCTGTTCATCAAAACCCCGCGTAGACGTGCTGTCAGGGGCTTTCGAGCCGCAAAAGCTGACCTCACGCACCTGAATCTCATAGGCAGTGCGGTTGTTGCCCTGCTTGTCCTGATATTTCCGGGTCTGCAAGCTGCCATTGACGGCGATCATGCTGCCCTTGTCGAAATACTGGGACACGAACTGTGCCGTTTTGCCCCATGCAACGCAGGGCAAGAAATCCGTCTCGCGCTGGCCATTTGCAGAATAGCTGCGTTCGCAGGCGATATCAAAAGAGCAGACTTCCTTGCCGCTTGTGGTGGTGCGGAGTTCCGGGGTGTGGGTCAGGCGGCCCATAATTGCGATCATGTTCAGCATAGATCAGCCCTCCTTCGGCTGTTTCTTGGCACACGTCCAGCACAGGACGCGCCCAAACTTCTTCTTGGTGCTTGCGGCGGTCTCTGCTGGTTCAACGGTGCGGCCCTTATAGGTCACCGGCTGAAGTGGTTTGCCGCAGCAGGCGCAGATAAAGGGCTGTTCCTGTGCGGGCTGCTGCTTCGGAGCAGGAGCTTCACGCTTCGGAGCAGGCTGCTTCTGCGGCTTGTTCACACCTGCGGGGTTTCGACCTTCTGCCGCATGATACTCGTCCGTGTCGGCATCCTTGGTATCGTCGATGCAGAACAGGCCGTTCAGGGCATACTTGCGGGCGTAGCTGCTAGATGTTCCCGTCACCTGTGCAGCGTCCATCTTGGTTTTTTGCTCCGGCTCTCTTGCGTATGCCTTCACGGAAATGCAGCCACCATCCAGAGATTCCAATTTTGCAGTGGCTTCGATGTAGTGCCACCCCTCAAGAACCTTCGGTTCATCGGAGAGCGTAAGCAGCAGGTCATGAGCCTTGAGAATAGGCTTCACTGCTTCCAAAATGTCCTCACAGGAACGATATCTGTACCCGCCGAAGGTGTTCATCTGCCCTTTAGGGGCCTTGAGTTCGCTCTGCACAGCGGCCAGAGCGGCGTAAATGCTTGTGCTTTCCATTACTCTTCATCCTCCTGATCTTCGGTCTGTTCTGCCCCTCGCGGCAGGAAATAGTAATCATCCGGCGGCTCAAGTGCCGGGCCGTAGCCGTCAAGGGCGAGATCATACATCGGGTTCATACTGCCACCTCCGGTGCCGGGTCAATGGCGGTAGGGGAGATGTCTGGTGCGGGAATCAACTTTCCAACGGTCAAACGCTGCGGAGCAGGGGAGTGCTGCGTTTCGCTTGCGGGCTTTCCGAACTTGACATCCGCGCCCAGATCTTCAACCTCGACCGTGACGCGCAGGCGGTGCAGACCGGTAGTGTCGTTGAATGCACCCGAAACGCTGTCAAGCAGCTCGTCAACGATGCCGGGGACGTACTTGCCGTCCATAAACTTGCCGTCACTCGAAAAGCGGCCCTGAATCTCAACATAATTTTTTTCCATCTTGTAAAACCTCCGAAAATGTGTTATCTTCGGATTGATGTGACCTGTAAAATCCATCAACCCTTGCAGCCTGCCGGTGCGCCAACACCAGCGGGCTGCTTTTTCTTTTGTGCGGCCATAATCTCTTTGATGCGGCCTTTGCCGTAGGTTCCGGCGCTTGCCGTGAAACGCTCGTTGTCATCCACAAGGCCCTGATGGATTGCCTCTGCCCGCTCTTCCTGCTGGCGGATAAGTTGCTCTGTGCGCTCCCGGTAGCTCGCTTCGAGAGCTTTCACCCTGATATGTACAGCGCGGCACTCCGGGCACCGCTCCGCGCGGCGGCCCACATTGCGCATCACCTTCCCGCAGTCAACACAGATACGTGTATAGATCATATTGTTGTTGACTGCCATGTTCAGCCCGCCTTCCTGCCGCTCTTCACGGTATTGGCCTGCGGCTGGTGAATCTTGCGGGGCCGCTTCTCACGCGCTTCGGCTGCAAAGCCCTGCAGCATGAAGAAGATTGCCAGCAGGATCAGCACCATAGCCGTAATGAACGCACCGTCCGAAATGGTGCCGCCGGTCTGACAAGTGCCCTCGAGGCCCATGCTGTACAGCAGGCCCGTCGCAAAGCTCCCCATTGCCAGCCAGTACCAAACGCCAGATTTGATTCTCATGCGGATTCTCCTTTCTCAACAGTAGGGAAGAACAGCTCCCCGATTTCATCCTGCGGGATATCAAGCGTCTTGCAAATTTCTGCGATCTCAGTGCTTGTCCAAGGCTGCTTCCCGTTCATCCGCTTGCTCATTGTGTCAGTTCCGATGCCGATTGCATTTGCAATCTCCTGATCCCGGAACCCGCAGCTGTGAAACCGGCCCCGCAGCTTCCAATACGGAATCTGCTGAAACGTTCCCTGTACGACCTTCATCATGCTTTTTTGACCTCTTTTCTTTGATGTGTGCCAGCCGTTCAGGCTGGTTCTTGTCCCAGCGGGCTTCCCGCCAGTATTTGTTGCGCCCGTTCATCAGTCGGTCTCCCTTGTGCTGACCTTTCTCAAAGGCGGCTGCTCCGGGTTGTCCCGGCTCTGCTTGTAGCGCTCAACGTCCTCAACGCGGAAGTAAAACTTGCTCTTGCTGCCCTTCTCGCCGTGAGAGTAGGCATCCAGAAGACCCTGCTTCCGAAGCTGTAAGACCCGCGAATAGCAAACGCCAAGCGCTTTGGCGGTCTCCTGAGTGGTGTAATATTTGGTCACGATATCGGTTCTCCTTTCTGTGGGTGGCTCCCACGACCATTTTCGTGGCGTGACGAAAATGGTTTCGACCATTGCCGGAGGTCATCATCAGGTGGGGTTATTCAGGGCGAGTATTCCACGCTTCAATAGTTCGTTGCCTGCCCAATTCCCCGCGATGTTCATAAAA